AGCAGACAGAGATCGTGCTGCACTCCTGGAGAAATCTGTTGACAAAGAAAACTTCACAGTCCAGCAGAGAATAGAGTTTCTAAAACAAGCAGCAGCAGTAGAGGAAAACATCACAAAACAGGAGATAGAAGCTGCCAGGCTAAGAGCTGAAGCAAAGACTCTGGAGAACACTTTGTCCAAATCTACAAAAGAGGACATGATAGAGGAGGAAGAGTTGAAGGCTAGACTCATCCAATTAGAGACTGCTAGACTTGTCAAGCAAAAAGAGGTCACAGGACAAATTATTGCATTTACAGCAGAAGAGGCTGCAGCAAAGAAAGCTATTGCAGACAAAGAAGCTGCAGACAACAAAGCCAGAGAGGACAAAGCTGCTGCAGAGAAAAAAGAAAGAGAGGACAAGGCTGCAAAAGACAAAGAGATTGCAGACAAAGCACTAGAGGACAGAAAGGCTAGAATTGCAACAGAAGAGCAGAGACAAATAGACATGATCTCAGCAGCTAAACATGCAGCAGCAGACCAGGCAATTGCACTCTTTGGAGCTGAGACAGATGCAGGGAGAGCTGCTCTAGTTGCAAAGCAAGTGATGAATGCAATGGAGATGATGGAGGAAGCTAAAAAGACAATCACATTTTCTGCACAGGCTGCAGCCAGATCACAGATTGCAGTTGCAGAAGGTACAGCACAGACAGCAAAAGTTGGATTTCCTCAAAACATTCCAATGTTGATTGCTTATGGTTTGCAAGCTGCTGGAATAGTCATGGCAATAAAGCAAGCAGTCTCTGGAGCAAAATCAGCAGCAGGATCTGCAGGAGGTGGAGTTTCTGCTCCTGCTTCCAGGACTCCATCATTTAACATTGTAGGATCATCACCACAGAATCAAATTGCTGAAGCACTAAATGGACAAAACCAAAGACCAATAAAAGCCTTTGTGACCTCATCAGATGTCTCATCAGCACAGGCTATGGACAGAAATATAATTGAAACAGCTAAAATAGGATAATCATGAAAATAGTAGAACTAATCTTAGATGAAGAGAATGATGACATAGGTGTCTCTGCTCTTTCTTTAGTAGAAAACCCTGCAATTGAAGAGGATTGGATTGCACTCAAAAGCCAGGAGGTAAAATTTGAACAAGTTGACAAAGAAAAAAGAATCTTGATGGGTGCAGCTTTAGTGCCAAACAGACCTATCTACAGAAAGTCAGATGATGGAGAGGAATATTACATTTTTTTTAATAGACAGACAGTAGAGAAAACATCACAGATGTTTTTTGTCAATGGCAATCAATCAAACTCTACTCTAGAGCATAAATACAAGCTAGAAGGAATGACTGTTGTTGAGTCCTGGATCATAGAGAACAAAGACAAAGACAAATCAGCTCACTATGGCATGGATCTCCCAGAAGGGACATGGATGGTGTCTATGAAAGTCAATGATGATGACATCTGGAACAATTACATCAAAACTAAAAAAGTGAAAGGTTTTTCTATTGAAGCCTTTATGTCAGAAAAGGCAACTCAGAGACCAAAAGACAAAACAATTGATGAGAAGCTTGCTGAAATGGAAAACCAGGAGGCTGAGTTCATGATGTCAGAGGTCAAAGACATGCTAGGCTATGGCAAAAAGAAAAAGAAGAAAAAGAAGTACAAGATGGAGTCTTTTTCTGACTATCCAGATGCTGTGAAAAACAATGCAAAGAGAGGAAGAGAACTCAATGAGAAAAATGGAAACAAATGTGCAACCCAGGTGGGAAAAATAAGGAGTAAAACCTTGTCAGAGGGAGGCAATATCACAATTGAAACTGTTCAGAGGATGTACAGCTATCTGTCAAGAGCTGGAGAGTACTATGATGAGAGTGACTCTTCTGCATGTGGGACAATATCTTATCTACTATGGGGTGGCAAAGCTGGTCTAAGATGGGCAGGATCTAAACTAAGAGAGCTTGATCTGCTTTCTGAAATGCTAGATGATGACAATCCATGCCAGGCAGGCTATGAAATGGTAGGAATGAAGATGAAAAATGGAAGGAGAGTTCCGAATTGTGTGCCTTTAGAGTCCCAGGAGCTGAAAACAATGATCATTGACACAGAAATGGCAATCATAGATGACAGACTTGCCTACAGTTCCCAAACAAAAGCAGAAGAGAAAGCAAAAGATCTAGGATGTGAAGGATTTCACACTCATGATCTAGATGGACAGACCTGGTTTATGCCTTGTCAAACACATAAACAGCAATAAATGAGAAAGAAATCAAGAAAGACAGTCAGCAGAATCAACAGAGTAGGTGGAGACAGAGCCTGTCTGTGTAAAGACAAGCAAACCTATGACAAAAAGTGCTGCACAGGAGAGACTCATGCCCAGGGAATAGGTGCAATCTAAAAAAGGTCAAAAAATATGACCGATTTTCTGCTGCTCATCCGTTTTAATACTATAAACATTTAACTGAATGAAAGCAATAGACATGTTGAATCAAATCAAAGAGACTTTGGGCATTGAGCTATCTGAGCAAAAGGTAGAGCTTGCAACAATGACTCTAGAGAATGGGACACAGATCGAAGCTGAGAGCTTTGAATCTGGACAGCAAGTTTTTATTGTCAGTGACTCTGAGGACTCTGTGCCTCTTCCTATTGGAGAATATACCCTGGACTCTGGGGAATCACTCTCTGTCACAGAGGAAGGAATCATAGGAGAAATCAAAGAAGCTGGTAGTGAAGAGCCTGCTGAAGAAGAAGCATCAGAAGTGGAAGCTTCTGAGGATGACTCTGCTGAAAAAGTGAAGTCTGAAGAGACAACACACAAGGTAGTTTATGCAACAAAGGAGGAAGTAGAAAACTTGTCAAGCATGATCACTGAGATCAAAACAATGCTTGAGGCAAAAGAAGCTCCTGCTGAGGTTGAGGAAAACATCAATGACATTGAACTTGCTGCTGAAGCTGTGGAAGAGATTTCACACAATCCAGAAAGTGTCAGCACAGAAGCACAATCAACTTTTGAGAATGTGACTGTGACAAGAGCAAAATACTTAAACAATCTAGTAAATCAATTTAATCAAGACTAATGGCAACTACACACACATTTACTGATAACACTTACAGTGGCAAGAAGGCTGCTGGTTATCTCTCTGCAGCTTTGCTCTCTGGAAAAACTTTAGCATCTGGAGCAGTGGACATCAGAGACAACATTCAAGGCAAAGAAGTGATCCAGGTACTCGCTTCTGATGCTAACTTAATCAAATCAGCCAGCTGTGATTTCAGCCCGACAGGAACCCTAGAAACCACAGAATTGGTTCTTCAGCCAGAAGAGTTCCAGGTGAACTTACAGCTTTGTGCTAAAAACTATCGCACAACTTGGGAGTCTTTACAAATGAAAGGCATCAAGTCTGGAATTGCAAAAGACTTAGGAGACTTCATCTTACAGCATGTAGTTGACAAAGTAGCTGCAAACATGGAAACAAACTTCTGGCAAGGAGCAAATGCTACAGAAGGTCAAACAGATGGAATCACTGTTCTAGCTGCTGCTGACTCTGATGTAGTTGATGTGACAGGAACAACTGTGGATGCTGCAAATGCACCTACAGAAATGTCAAAAGTTATTTCGGCAATTCCGAACGAAATCTATGGAGCAGATGACCTTTATCTATATGTGAGTACCCACATTTTTAAGTCATTCGTGTCAAGTTTAGGAGGCTTTGGTGCTTCTGGATTAGGTGCTGCTGGTTATGAGGACAAAGGAGCTACATGGTACAGAGGACAACAGGAACTCTTCTTTGAGGGAGTGAAAGTTTTCCATGCACCAGGGATGCCAACAAACGACATGATTGCTACAAGAGCAAGCAACTTGATTTTCTCAACTGCTTTATTTTCTGAAAACAATCAAGCTTCTGTCATCGACATGAGCAAATTTGATGGATCTCAGAACACTAGAGTGATTTTGAGAGGATCTCAAGGAGTAAACATTGCAAACGCTGCAGAGATCGTTTATTACACATAATTCTTAACTAACTAAAAACCAATAACAAATGGCATGTGATATTTCAAAAGGTCGTGCAATTAACTGTAAGGACCAAATCGGAGGATTAAAAACTGCCTGGTTAATGAATTGGAGTGATTTAGGAACTGTGACTCTGGGAAGTGATGATGAAGCAACTGATGCTGATGGCACAGCGACACTTTTTCAATATGACCTAAAAGGATCTGGCAATACTATGGAGACTACAGCGAATGTGTCAAGAGACAATGGCACTTCGTTTTTCTCCACTGTTTTGTCTCTATCTCTCCCAAAATTGACTAAGGAAGACCAAAAAGAATTAAAGCTACTTTCTTATGCTAGAGTGCATATCATTGTAGAGGACAGAAATGGCAATTTCTTTTTGTTAGGCAAAGATCATGGTTGTGAGCTGACTTCTGCTTCTATGCAGACAGGCGGTGCATTTGGAGATGCCTCTCAGTATGTAATGGAATTTACATCTGAAGAGCCTCTTCCACCAAACTTTGTTGATGGAGCTACTTCTGCAAATCCAACTGCAGGCTGGAGTTCTTTTACTGAGACTATAACTGTAGGAACAAACAGTTAAAAATTCTCTTTGTGTTTTGTTTGGGGAGTGTCTTGTTATAAGCCTCCCCTTAAAACACATTAAATACAAACACAATGGCAAAAAAAGAATTAATAAAAACATATAAGAAACCCTTTGACAGTCCAGACTTTGTTGAAATCAGCAAAAGCGACTTGTCAAAAGAATTAGGTGAGTCAGAAATCGATGTTTTAAAAAGCGAAGGCAAAGTAAAAACAGCTCAGGCTATTTATAAAACAAAAAAATGACAATCCTAGACAGGTCTCTTTCTTCACACACAATCAATTTCATTCCTAGGAGTTATGACACTTCTGGATCAACAACATATAGAGTGCAAATCACAAACGAGACAAATAACACAGAGACATATAATCAAACAGCAACGAGTTTTGCTCTAGTTGATTATTACAGAACACACACAGCAGCATTTGGCTTTGACACAACTAAAGACATGAGCTACATTCTAAAAATAACAGACACAGCAACATCAAAAGTGATTTACAGAGAGAAAATTTTTGTGACAGATCAGACAGCTTCAAGCTATTCTGTCAACACAGGACAATTCACTTTTGACACTAGCTCAACAAATGACTACTTAGTTTATGAATAGCCTAGAAGTAATACAGTTAGAAGCCTATCAGACTCCAGAAGTCATTGAGGATGCTAAAAAAGACTATGTAGCATTCGGATCTGGTAATTCATTCTATGATGAGCTTATAGATGTCTATCTAAACAGTCCTACATCGCACAGCACAATCACAGGAATTGTAAACCAGATTGTAGGCAAAGGCATGCACGCACATAATGCTTCTAAAAAACCAGACGAGTTTGCACAGTTTAGATCGCTTTTTAAGGCAAAAGATCTTAAAAAGATTGCTCTTGACTACAAACTACTGGGAGAGGCTGCAATACAAGTGTCCTACTTACAGAAAAAAGTAGTCAAAGTATCACATTTTAACAGAGAGACACTAAG